TTCGTATTGAGTGAAGGCGAATAGATAGAAAACATTTCTAATTATTATGCCTGATCCCAATGCTCTCTATGATGACATGGAGAAACTCAATGCTTTATACGAAGAACTTTGCTGGGATCATGATGACGAACTGATGTTTAGTCATGATGGAAGCAAAATTATCATTTACAACAAAACACAGGAACTAGAAAAATGAACGAAAACGCAGAACGGATTAATGGTTGGGCAGCAATGATCGGAGTCATTGCCGCAATGGGTAGTTATGCAGTCACAGGTCAAATCATTCCAGGAGTATGGTGATGGGATTTATAGTAGCAGCACTACTGTTTCTTATTCCAATTGGTGCAGCAGTTAGAAACTCATGAGTATAGAATGGGCACAGGCAACTATTTTTTTCTTAGCACCCCTATTTTTTATGCTCCTCTTCATAGAAACTAATGAAGATGATGATGGACCACCAGACGGAGGGATGATGACACCAGTTTATGCACCGTCACCCTCTTGACAAGCAAAAATGTATAAACTATAATAAAGGGGCAATACGCTCCTTTTTTAATGTTACGTCGTTTAGCTGCCTTATTTGCACTAGGGATTCTTGGCGTATCCTGTGCTTCTAAATCCGCACCAACTAAAGAAGATGTTGTCAGTATCCCTGTAGTTCCATACGAACCTACCTGGCAGTGTCTTGACTGTTCACCAGAAGAAAAGTATGTCCTTGAACAATTACAAGACAAAACAAGAATCACAGATCGAAATGCCTTGGCAACGATCATGGGTAATATTAAACAAGAAAGCAAGTTCCATCCCAACATTTGCGAGGGAGGTGCTAGAGTTCTTTACGATGATTGCCATAGGGGTGGGTACGGACTCATTCAGTGGACCTCTACACAGCGTTATCTGGGGTTAGGATATTTTTCTAATAAGTATGATTGTGATCCTAGTACTCTTGAGTGTCAGACACGTTATATGATTAATGAAAATCAATTCCAAAAAGTCCTGCCTGAATTTGAGGGTGGTGGACAAAGTATTTCTCAATATATGGTTCCTGCCTATTATTGGTTGGGTTGGGGAATTAAAGGGAACCGTGAACTTTATGCTTATAACTATAGTAACAAACTCGTATTGGTATGACATTTCCTGCACCAAAATATCTTAAAGACGATCCGTGGTTTGGACCTGCTCCTTTTTCTGATAAACAAGTGGAGTATAAAATTGCTTATCAACAAGTAGTAGAAGAAAATCTATTACTTGATGATACATATCCAGAGGTAGAAAATATTCATGAAGTGATGTATGATATGGCAACCAGGTGTGGTAAAACTACAATTCAGTTAGACCCAGTTGGTGGATCAGAAAACTTCCAAGGAGGATCGGAGAACATTCATGGTTGATGATTGGAGATATAGTAAAGAGAAACTTAAACTCAGAGAACAAGTTCTTTTCATTTTGTTAAGTAGGTATGGAACTGAACTTGACAAATTAAAAAAATCAAAGTATGCTAACAAGTCTATATACGAGTGTGCCCATGACTGGGTATCTCAAGGCAATGTAAATTGCAATGGAATTACCAAATACTACGAGGCTTACTATGCAAAAAGTAATTAATGTTTTAGCAGTTCTTTCTTTTGTTGGAACTGCGGGTATCGTCGGTGGCGGTACTGCTCTATATCTCAATAAAGATTCTATTATTGAGAACGCAAAGAATCAAATCGCAGCAGCAGCATCAAAAGCAATTACTGGTGCTCTACCTGGAATGTTGGATTCTGCTATGCCAGAACTTCCTGATGTTACTGGTGGTGCTTTACCACTTCCCACAACTACTGGACCCTCTCTACCTTTCTGATATGAAAAAGATTATTATGACCTTGATGGCAGTATGTCTTGCTGTCCCTGCTGCAATTGCAGATCCTCTCAAAGAGGACGAGTATTACAGTGATCATTCAATGGGGTGCATGTTACTTCAGGAGTGTAAGGATGATGTCAAAGAAATCACTACTCTCCTTGACATTTCTAGTGAGTATACCAGCACTAATTCTTATTATTATATTGCTGACGAATTTAACAGAATGCTCGCCTCTCTCAATAGGGTCGGAGTTAAGGTGTTTCTAGCAGATGAGAAGTATTTTCCAGTAGGACATCGTGGTGTCTATCATACTGTCAGTAATAACTTCTTTTTAAACAAAACATTTATGAACCGTCCTGGCACACTGATGTCTGTGATGCGACATGAGGGATGGCACGCTGCACAAGATTGTATGGCAGGAACTATTGATAATAGTTTGATTGCTATTATTCTGCCTGAGGATCAAGTTCCTCTCATGTATCAAAACATTGTAAAAAAAACTTATATGCTTCAACCAGGTGCAATTCCATGGGAGAAAGAAGCATATTGGGCAGGTCATACTGAGGGTATGACTATGGCAGCACTAGACGCATGTGCTGCTGGTGAGATGTGGAATGTGTATGAACCGACGCCACTGACTAGAGAGTATCTAGTCAAAGAAGGTTTTATTTCTAAATAAAGGTGCGTTGCTCCACATGGAATGCCCGAAGAAGTAAAGAAGGAAGATACCAAGAAGAAAGGTATTCTTGGAAAAATAAAGGAGGCAGCAGATGACAAAGAAGAACAGCTTGCTATTCTTTCTACTTTTGTTAGGCTTGGCATCCTTGTTTGGAGTGGCGGAATACTCACGTTGGCGTACATCAAACTTCCACCAGCACTCGGTATACCAGAACAAAAACTAGATCCGACTTTTATCGCCAGCGTCTTCACCGGGGTTTTAGCTACCTTCGGTGTTCAAGCAGGTAAAAAAGTAAGTAGTCTTGGTGGAATTAGTAAAGCAGATGTGGAAAGATTGATTGCAGCAGCAGCACAAACTGCACCTGCACAAACTATTCGTATTGAACAAGCACCTATTAAGTTCACCACAAAAGATGATGAACCACCTGTAAAACCTACCGTATAATCTTATGACCTTCTTTAAATGGACTGCACTAGGAGTTGGTGGTGTTGTTGCCGTAGCACATATCGGTGTTTTGGGACACATCATTAAAGCAACCAAAGTGCCAGAAGCACCAACTATTAATTTTCCTAGGGGTGATTATTCCTCATATAAAATTGAGGCAGATAAAGAAGGTTATGTTATAGAATATAAAGCAAACGATCCTGCTATTCTTGAGTCACAAAAATCTTTATCATTGGATAAAGAAAAGAAAGGATTTTTTGGTCGCGGTGGTCATGAAAATCGTCGTGAGTGGCGCAGAGATCAATTCACTATGGATGGCACTAGAAATCTAGGAGGTGTTGGAGGAGACGGCGAGGGAAAGTTGACTGCGAAAGAAGAAGAGTGTTTAGTGGCGGACGCTGGCGCACGGTCACAAGGTGCGATGGCGGGAAGTAGTATTGCTGCTGGAGTCGGTGTTCCTGCTGTTATTGGCGTCCCATATGTTGGATGGTTGGCTGCTGGATGGGTATCACTTTTGGGTGGTAAAATTGGATCTACGGTTGGTTCTACAGTTGGTAGTGTATTTAATGATTGTTAATGAATTTAATATTGCGTCCTTTAGATAATCCAAATGATCCTGTATGGTCAGTGATCTTTATGGTATTCCTTTCTGTTTGTATGGCAGTTTACGTCATCATATACATATTAGGAGTTGATGAGAGAGAAAAAAATGGGAGTCATGAAACCCCCAAGCAGGAAGAGTTGTTACAACTTCCGAGTGACGGAGATTAATCGTGTTCTTGACGGGGATACTATTGATGTCACCATTGATCTTGGGTTTGATCTATACAAGAAAGAAAGAGTTAGAGTTGCAGGAGTTGATACGCCAGAGAAAAGAACTAGAAACTTAGAGGAGAAAGCTCTTGGAATCGAAGCAACCAACTGGCTCAAAGAAAAACTGGAAGGCACGTTGGCTGGTGATGATGAGTTGTCTGTTAGGACTGAACTTGTTGGTGGTACTGGGAAATATGGCCGTCTTCTGGGTTGGCTTTACATCGGGGATGACGGAGTGTCCCTCAACGAACAAATGATCGAGGAGGGTTATGCTCATGCCTATGACGGAGGAACAAAAAACATGGACCTTGAAGCACTCAGAGAAATCAGAAGGGCACGCGGCACGATGGTGTAGAAGTGCTGTGTGTGGGTCTAGTGTTTTTATCCCAGACTCTGAGTTTGAAGGTGAAAACTGCGAATTAACTTGTGACATTGAGGAAAATTAAAAATGAGAAGAGAAATGTTAGAGGCTCTCAAGGCACTTGCTGTTGGGAACATTAAAAAAGCAAAGATGAACATTGAAGTTTATCTTGTTAATCCAGTTGGTATTGGTGAGCATCCGGATGTATTGGGTGCTATTCAAGATCAGATTGATTTGATTGCAAAGGAAGAAGAACGTTTAGAAGTTATTGAAAAATATTTTAAAGACTAATGATTCCAGAAATCCAAATAGGTAATATTGATATTGGAATTAGGCAAGTTAGTAATTTGTTCATCAATGAAACACCTGATTGGTTAAAGACACCATCACAAGCAATACCAATTTACCCACCCGTGTCTACACAGGTGGGTGTTCCTATTGTTAATATACCTGGTTGTGTTGAGTCTCATAGAGATAGTAGTGAGAATCAAACACTCAAAGATGAAGATAAGGATGGTGTTCGGGTATTTTGTGATGCAGGAACCCCTAGTTATAGTCCATTAGATTATGACCCACGCAGATTAGAGGTAACAACAACATCTCCACCTCCACCACCATATAAACCACCAGAGGCAGAAGAAATTACTCCTCCAAAAGCAAAGACAAATACACCACCACCTCCACCTGCAAAAGCAGAGTGTCCGAGTAGAGCACAAGAATTAAAAAACCCTGTAGGAAAGATCCTAGAGGGTAATAAAAAGATTACTAGGTATGAGACAGTAGGAAAAGAATGTCTCCCTGTATTTGAAAATTTAAATATACCCGATCAAATTGTCCAGAACATACCATCAGCAGGTATGATAACTGTTACTGCTTCTATTGCCGTGGTGGCAACGACCTCGGCACTGCTTGCAAAACCTCTTGCTGATCTTTTGTTAAAAGTGGTGAAACCTGTAACGAAGAAGGTTGTGAAGAAGATTGCTTCCTTACGGGGTAAGAAACCCCCTGTACTTTCTGCAACTGAGAGGAAGGCGGAGCAACGGGACCGGAACCGGGCGATAAAGATCCTACGGTCGGCACTGAAACCGAAGGGATAGAGTGACGATGTTGCTTGACGGTATTAACATTTTGAACTACCACATCTGCACACACTTTAAAATAAGGACTTCTGGGATGAAAAGAAATTCCTTGCTGCATTAACTGACCACAATTTTTAAGTCTCGCAAGTTCAAAATCTAATCTTTTATTAGCAATCAATTGTTGCTGCATTTGGATTTGAGTATCTGCTGCCTGCTTACAACGTTCTTGTAGTCCACCATCGAGTGGGAAAGAGATGGTTGCAGATAAACCAAGACTGGTGCTGTAATTTCTAGTGTCACCAGTTCTTACTGGTTTTTTCCAGAGTTCTGATCCAGGATTATCAGGTACACCATCACCCATCATTTCCATTGTTCTGATAGTCATGTCCTGACCATCTTCATATGCTCTTACCGTCTCACCATCAGAATTTACATAAGTTCTATCGTCATACCAGGATTCCCACGGCCAGTTCTTTACTACCTTTTGAGTTTCTACTAACTGACCTTCAAAGTCTCTGTTATCATACTGAGGTTCCATGTAGTGTGTCTCAAATGGATCCTTCTCATTACGAGCATGAGTAATAAATGGTGTGATATTAGCAGTCGGACCTTGGCAAGCAATACCTCCACCATATTGGTTAGTGATATATGGTCCTTGTAAAACCTGAATAGCTTGGTTCGTAACTGAGCCTGAGCTATTTGCGATTGGATTAGCAGTCGCAGAAACACCTCCCACATCAGCAGCACTGACAGGGGAGGCGATAAGAAGTGATATTACTGAGTAAAGATACTTGTGGTATCTGTGATGCTTGTAACCTCTGTTGTTCTTTGAATCACTGTTTGATTTGTTACACCCGGTCCCATGTAGGTCTGAGTGAACTGGAATGCTGCTCCTGGTTCTGCAATTGTGAAACTCTGTCCATTTAAATCTAGACCAGAGTTGGCGCTTGTTACTTGCCCCTCTGTTCCTCCTAATGGATTCACTATCACTGAGTTTGTCGTTGGGTTGGGACTGAGGGATTGCTCCCCGTTGGTCACGTTTGAACCCGATACTGAATATTGCCATCCTGTTGCATAATCTATAGAGTTAATAGTTTCAGTCACCTTCGATGTTGTCTCTGTGTGACTGGTCATGCTTCCCTGTGTGAAGTTTGGGACCACGGGGACCGCCAGGGCAACGGCAGGAATAAGACTTACTCCCACCGCAGACATCACAATATATATGATTGTCTTTCCAGAAGTCATGATTTCTGACCTCCATTATTTAGTGTAGGACTGAGAGCTCACTAACAAATTGTCCAGTAGCATTTGTACCAGCACCACCAGCCGTCAAAGTAATTGCACCAGTAGTAGCAAGAGTACCAGCAAGAGATCCAGCAACTCCTGCAGTTGTAGATGTAATATTACCAAAGTTTGCTGCATCACCAACAGTGACTGCACTGGTTGGAATCGCATCAGCCTGTGTGTAAGACTGAGAGAAACTAAAAGAGTTTCCTGGGGTGTCTTGGGTAGCAGCAATTGTGCCTGGAGCATAAACTCCACTACTAATTGCACCAGTAGAAATTGTGTTAACTGTTGTTCCGTCAGTAGTATCTACACCGTTGCCTGAAATTGAGAATGTACTGCCAAGTCTTGTGACGTTAGTAGCAGCAGCATCAACAGTTAGTTGAACACTAGAAGATAATTTGTGTGTAAGGGCACCTGCATTTGCTGCTGGTGCTGTCATCAGTAACATTATGAAAGGTAGAAACCGTTTCATAGATAACACCGAGAAGGGTATGTATTCTTATTTAGAACGTCCAATTTTTGAAGTGGCACTTAATGTTCCTCCTTATACCAATAAATGGGTTGACATGGGTGGAAAACCATAGTATTATAAATAAGTCGAGAGGTTAAGGAACCAACACATTCCTTAACAAGTCGTAACACCCTGCAAACCAAGACCTCTAGGGTGTCTAAACACGTCTTTAATACCTGTGTCTAAGGGTGATACAGGAATAGTAAAACCATCATTTCCCTGATGATCTTACTTTTTTTCAGTACAATGGCTAACGCTACACTACAACAAAATCAATCCCAATCAGCATGGAATAGTTTCTGTGATTGGGTCACAAGCACTGACAACCGTCTGTATGTCGGTTGGTTCGGTGTGCTTATGATCCCAACATTGCTTGCAGCAACTATCTGCTTCATTGTTGCATTCGTAGCAGCACCTCCCGTCGATATTGACGGTATCCGCGAACCAGTTGCCCCCC